GCGATAGAACGCAGGCCGTGAGAAACGAGTACGCCTCCTAAGCCAGCACGCTTAAGTGCGGCATTAACTGTTTGGCTGTTCATTGGCTGGGTTGGTTTGATGCGACTGGGAAAGATAAACTCTCGGCCACCGCTGAGGGACTTCATCACTTCCAGAATTGAGATAGCCTCATCTGATAGTGGAACCGTATGGTCTCGGTTCATCTTCATTCGAGCTGCTGGAATTTTCCATTCGTTAGCATCAAAATCGATCTCATCCCATCGTGCCTCAGCGGCTTCGGCAGGGCGGGTAATGGTGAGAAGCTGCCACATGAACAAGCACCGCGTTGACATACTGATACTTGCCGTACGCATAGTCTGCATTAGCTGCGGAAGTTGATCCGGGCGGATGCTTGGCATGTTTTTCTTTTGCGGTTTCTCAAATGCTTTTCCGATATTTACACTGGGAACTGCATCAATCAGGCCTGTGTTCTGCGCATAAATCATGACTTCGTTAATACGCTGACAAAGGCGGCGAACAGTCTCTAATGCACCTCTTGCCTGAACCGGCTGAACTGCTTTAACAAGAGTATGAGCCTTAATCTCAGTGACACTGATATCACCGATTGCTGGGAAAACATCTCTCTCAAGCGAGCGCCATATATCGTCGGCATAGTCCTCTGTTACGCTAGCTTTCTTCACATTCCACCAACGCTCAGCGACTAACAGGAAAGTGTTGGTTTTGGCCTCTTGAGAATTCCTCACCTGTTCCTTCTGATGTTCCTGAGGATCAATGTCTTTCGCCAATAAAAATTTAGATTCGGCTCTGAGTTTACGTGCATCAGAAAGCGAGACGGCAGGGTAGGCCCCAAAGCTCTGTTTGGTTCGCTGCTTGGTCAGAGGCCGATAGTAACGGAATTGCCAGAGCTTACTACCGCTGGACTTGATTAACAGAGTAAGCCCGTCACCATCATAAAGCTGGTAATCGGCATCTTTAGGTTTGGCGGCTTTGATTTCCGTATCAGTTAACGGCTTGGTTTTTCTTGCCATGAGGAGTCTCCATGCGTTTAGGCCCAACGAAAACAATAGAGCTTTTCGTTGGGCCTATCAATGGGCCTAAAAGGTTCGGATTTAATTAGTTCTCTTCGGACTTCGCGGGACAAATTGAGGGTACAAAAAAGCCCGCAGGGCTTGCGCCATGCGGGCTCTTAGGACTTCATCGGATGACTCTGGTAATCACCGATGGAGAATTTTGGTGGAGCTGGCGGGAGTTGAACCCGCGTCCGAAATTCCTACATACCATTTTTAGTATAGCAAAAACAGTATATTGCGTTTAAAAACAGTACGTTAGTATTATCTGGTATTTGTCCATTTTATGTGTTTTTAATGCTCTGCCGCCAAAATGCCGCCAAAGAATAAAAAACAAATAAACTGAGTGTTACCCTTTATCGCCTGATGGTAAAGGTATTTGAATATCGTGCCCATAAAAGTCTTTAAAGCATGAGTAAAACAATGCTTGGTTGTTAATCTCCCCTTTCGTTTCAGGTATTTCATTCATTACAAGCTCTTTATTTATATTCCATTTCGTTGCTAATAAATTTGTGTAATTTGTTAAGGTGCTTACTTTTGACATATTAGGATGGATAAGTTTTTGAATGAATTCAATATCAGAATCAAGCGAGAGAAAATGAACGTTTATTTTCCCATTGGCATTATCATCAAATTTAAGTTGGCAAATGGTTTTGTAATGATTGAAATCTGCGATTGGGTTATAAGCAAAAAAGTTTTTATTTTGAAATTTTAGTATTTTAGCTGCCCTTTGACTCCCGAAAATATACATTAAAGCAACTACGGTCATAGGTTGACCTTTGAACTCTTCAAAGTGAGAAACTATATCCTTAAATTCATTATATGCTTTGTCTCGCTGTTCTACCCTTCGTATTTCACCTATGCTTTCTTGTAGTTTGTTAAGGAATTCTATTTTTTCATTTATTAGTCTATCAGTCTCGGATTCATATAATATTTTAGAGAGTTTGTTTGCAATTCGTGTTAAGTAATTATAATCACTTTCGGCATTTTTAATAAATGATTTTACAATATTACTTTCATTTAATATTAACTCTCTTATTTTTTTGTTTGGTGTTTTTATGACTTTAAGCTTTCCATCACTATCTTGTTCCTTATAAGTTTTACCTTCTATTAGTGATAGTAAGGGGGAAAACTTATTACCTTTGACATCAAGTTCCTTTAGTTTGTTAAGCATGCTAATTCTTTTGGCATCTGGGATGTCATAGGACTTGTTGTGCCTATTCATTAGATCAATTATGTTTCGATCTAAAAGGTATAATTCTATCACGAGAGTCACCTGCTTCTGTTATTAGAAAAAAGAGTTGCTAAAGGGTTTTTTGTCACAGCATCTTCAAGATGCTCAGGTGCAAAATGAGCATAAACCATAGTCATCTTAATATCTGAATGCCCCAAAATATCTCTCAAAACTAGTATGTTTCCGCCATTCATCATAAAGTGGCTGGCGAAGGTATGGCGCAGGACGTGGGTGCATTGACCTTCTGGCAACTCAATACCAGCTCTTTTTACCGCCCGCTCAAAGGCTTTTCTACATGGGGTGAATAACTTCCCCCTGTTCTTGGGGAGTTCGTCATACAGATCATGAGATATCGGCACGGTACGGTTTTTCTTGCCCTTGGTCTTGGTATAGGTGATCCGGTATTTCGATAACTGATGGCCCTGCAGGTTTTCGGCTTCACTCCAGCGTGCGCCGGTGGCCAAGCATATTTTTGCAATCATCAGCAGACTGGGACTTTGAGAATCAGCGCAGGCATCCAGCAGGCGTTTAATTTCTTCCGGGGCCAGGAATGCCAGTTCGCCCTCAGCGATTTTAAATGTTGGCAGCCCGGCGAGCGGATTGGGCGCTGACCAGTGGCCCAACTTTTTCAGTGTGCCAAAAACGGATGATAAATTGCGTTGTTCAAGGTTTACTGTGCGAGGCTTAACTGGCGACATAAGCGCGTCATCTTCATTTCGCACTTCACCTTTTAGCCTTGCTTCGCGGTATTTCGTAAAGTCACCGGCGGTCAGTTCTGAGGCGATGGGATCGCCTAGACCATTACAGATAATTCTAAGTTTTGCCATCAGGCGTTTGGGGTCTGCAAGCGTCTGCCCGTAGAGTGAATGCCATAGCTCAATCACTTCTGATAAACGCCGCCGATCCTCCTTTTCCCCCAGCCATGGTTTTTTGTTTACTTCATCCATGGTGAAGTTTTCGAATGCTATGGCCTCGCCTTTCGTCGCAAATTGTTTGCGCACACGCTTGCCGTCGCGCCCGTTCGGGTAGCATTCACACAACCATCTTCCGTTTGGCTGCTTTCTGATTGTCATATCAAAGGCTCTTAATTATTTTTAATGCGCGTCCTGCTACCTCGATATCATCAAGACTGCACTCAAAGGATGATTCGTCTTGATGGACCACTAATCTGTTCCCTGGTAGCCTTGTTAACTTAACAATGCTTTTTATTCCGTCGATATCTACCAACCACATACCGTTAACTGGAGTAGTTTGGCTGCGGTCCACTAAATAAGAATCCCCAGAAGTATTCACCAGCAATAAGTTGCTTGAGTCTGAGGGGAGCAGGCAGCTATCAATGATTGCTTTTCCAGCATCGACCAATAAGCCACCGTTGAGAGTTGCCTTGTCAATTTCGGGGCTGACAAGCTCAGAAAGGTGTTTAACTTTGCCAGTGTTCCCGAAATTGATATCTTTTTTATGGTCAATGTTTGAACCTGCTTCACCCTGTCCGGTAGTGAGCCACAGTAAAGAAACCCCTGTCTCCAAAGCACACTGAATTACCCACTCCGCAGGGAAACTATCTCTTAAGTACCTGTTTGCCATGGTGCTTTTTGATGCGCCTAGGTGATCGCACAGCTGTTGTCTGGATTTGAAATCATAGGCAGCCATTAGCCTATGGATAGCTTCTCTTCCCCCAGTATTCTCGCCAGCTTTCACCTGTATCATTTTTTAATCCTATTGACGTATCAAATATTGGATCGTAGTATCTCGATGTATCAATTATTGAATCAAATAAAACGAGATAAAACGACGTAAACCAAACCTTAACCGAGAGATATTGCACTATGAGCACTGATATTTCAATTCGTGTACCAAAAGAGATGGCTACGCCTGCAGAGTTCGCGGAATGGGAGGGTATCTCCCGTGGCTCTGTTTACCAGAAAATTCACCATGGGCAGCTTGCCAAGTACATGGTCAAGAAGGAAAAAAACAAAGGACGAGTAAGCTTGCGTTACCTGATGTACAAAGCTGATCAGGTTCGTGAGTCCCTTGGTCATTCTAACTTCCGCATCATCGTGGGTCAGTAAGTTCAATTATGAGAACTTTTGAAGGGGCTAACATGTTTGATTATAAGATTTCCAAACATCCGCACTTTGATGAAGCCTGCCGGGTTTTCGCGCTGCGTCACAACATGGCGAAACTGGCAGAACGTGCGGGAATGAATGTCCAGACACTGCGCAATAAGCTAAACCCTGAACAGCCGCACCAACTTACCGCACCGGAAATCTGGCTGCTTACCGATCTGACCGAGGATTCAGCGTTGGTTGATGGTTTCCTGGCGCAGATCCACTGCCTACCGTGCGTGCCGCTAAACGAAGTCGCGCGCGAAAAGATGCCGGAATATGTTCTAAAAGCTACGGCAGAAATCGGCCGCGTGGCTGCCGGTGCTGTTTCCGGCGAAGCGCACACAACGGCAGGGCGCCGCCAGATTGTTGATAGCATCAATTCAGTTACTCGACTGATGGCATTAACCGCAGTGACGTTGCAGGCGCGCCTGCAGGCAAGCCCGGCGATGGCCAGCACCATTGATACAGTCACTGGCCTGGGTGCCTCGTTTGGTTTGATCTGAGGTAGCTATGTTGAATAACCAACCATCAATCGCATCGCTTCTCGTTAAGCAAAGTCCAT